GGGAATGTCCTCGTTTTCCCCGTCCACCTGGGCAATTAAGCCGGCAAGCTGAGAGCTCATCCAGTAAGTCTTGTCTCCAAGGCTGACCCGGGGCCAGCAAATGACCTGGAGCTCGTCTGTGAGATTATTGTCGTTTTTATACCCGGGCACGTCCGAATACCGGATAACCGTGACATCATCAATATCAATCAGGGCTATTGCCTTGAAATGGCTATTGATGTTGCCCGCCTTGGCCGACATGGTGGCGGCCACCTCGGGCAGATGCGACCAGCCCGGGGCCACGATCTGGCCGGGCACCAGGCGAAACTTGGGAAACACTTCGTTGATCAGCTCCAAGCCAGTCTTGGCCCCAGTTAGGGAATCCACCCCGCCCACAATATCGTCTGCGGTAAGCGCCGAAGGGTCAAGGTGATCATAGGCGATGGTCAGGGTTTCGCCAGCGGTGATGGTGCCGTCTTCAACGCGCGTAACCACCGTATATCCGTCATCGTCAAAATCCAGGGAGTAATCCGTATCCAGCGCATAGACAGCGTCGGCGGTGTCGCTGACCACCACTGTATCCTGCAACACCCCGAGCTTTTCCAAAGTGCATTCCCCGTCGGCAAGGATCTGGGTCTCACCTGTGACACTTGCGGTATGCGATGCCGGGTCCATCACGTTGATAAAGACTACCGGGGCCATTGCAAACTTGCCGAAATAGGCGTCCATGAACTCGCAGAGCTCAAATCCGGCCCAGGGCTCCACGTATCCCAGTGCAGCCACGGCCGCCTGGTAGGTGTGAACTAAAACAGGCTTGTTAACCGGCGGAGCATCGAGCATGTTGACCGGGGCCGCGCCGAACACTACCGGCAGGGCCGCGGAAACCGTGCGCGGCGGCACAATGCTAGTGGGCTGCTCCGAGACGTAGACTCCGTGTTTATATGCCATTTTGCGCTTCCTCCCTTAGAATAATTTTTTCATAACCGCCCGAAAAGCGCGAGCCTCTTTTCCGTGACGTAGCAGTTCGCGCCGAGCTTTAGCTATGTGAGATACCGGTACGAACAAATCCGATAGCTCCGGGGTTTGCCTGACCATTTCCTCCACGTACGCAGGCACTCCGTTTTTAAACACTGTAAACGATGACAGCGCGCCCCCGGGCAGGTTCGGCCCGATATACACCTGGGGTGCGGGCTGGGTTTTCTTTTTCTTTTTTCCGGCCATAAGCCTTTCCTCTGGATTTTTGTTGCCGTGTTTATTGCAAACCCGAACCGTAGGCCTCAATCTCCTGGGCAATGGATTGCAACACGGCCGCATGCACAGCATGCCAGGTGGCCGTGATTGTGCCGATGTAATAAGGATGGGGCTGGTTTCGCTCCTCATCCGTGCCCAGGCTCCAGGTGAGCGGGAGCTGTAGTTCAAACTTTTTGGCCAGCACCCGGTTTGTCAAAAGGTATGTGCGAATCCGGTCCACCATGTTCTGGATCTCGTTTCCCCCGGCGGTAATGCCTTCGGCCGTATAAATGCCGCAAAAAATCTGCGTGCTGATCTCTGCGTACTCCTGCTCGTCGCGGCCCTCTGTAGCCCGGACCAACACAAACGGGAAGTCCTCATTGTCTTTGCCATGCTTGCGTTTGGGTGGCAGGGAGTTGATGAAAAACCGGGGTGCGATAAACACCTCATCCTTTCCCGGATCACGAAAAGCCGTGTCGGCAAAGTGTTTCTCCAGGACATCCTTTAACTCCTGCACCAGAAAAAAGCTCATTTATTGTAGTCCTTTTTTGCGCAGGTAAAAATCAATTTCATGATCCAGGGTTTTGTTAAATCGGTCTGCGGCGCCGGACTGGATCTCCGGCAAAACCTGGTCATGGCTCAGCATCTGGGGCACGGACGGGCCGTACAGTTTTTTAATCGGCAACCGGGCCCGGTCCTTTCTCTGAAAGACCCCGATACCGCCGCTTGGCATCCGGGCCACAAATGCGCCCGGAATCTTTTGACGGGTTTGGGTCACCTTGACAGACACACCGATCCGCGGCCGCCGGCCTGGGGTTGCTGGCCTGGGACCAAAACGCCATAGGGAAATGGCCGATCCGGTGGCAATAGCCGCAGCAGAAAGGCCCTCCCGGCTGGCCGTGATAATTTTAAAGCTGGTGCGCACATCCTTTGCCCGGATATTGTATCTCTGCCGAACCATGCGGCTGGCATCTGTACGCACACCCTGGGTGGAGCGGTTTAAAGATTTGGCAATCAGCGGCCGGGCCGCATCCCCAAGAGCTTCAAGGGCCTTCTGGGCCTGCACAATCTCTGAGGTATCAATTTTTATTCGCATTATGCCCGCTCCCTGAAAAAGGTAATTTTAACTGCGCCCCTAACCGGAAAAACCTCCAACACGGTCCAGGTCTCGCCATTAATCTCCACGTCCTCCCATGGTACTGGCACCAGATTCAAATCAATTTCCCGGAAATAATATGCCCTGCGCTCTTCAAGCACTCCCTGCTCCGGGCGGTTTTCAAACCCGTAGTCCGAGTCCCGGGAGGTAACCTGGTTGGCCATAAGCGTCTGTCCGTTGAAATCCAGCTCCAGCGTGGCGTCATCCAGGTCAAAAAACAGGCTTTCCATGTCTTCATACATCTGCTGTTTAAGCGTCATCCGGCTTCCCCCGCTTGATCCGGTCCACAATCTTTTCCCCGGACCGGGCGGCCACGTATCCGCCTACGCCGACATTTAACAAAGCCCAAAGGCCGTTTGGCAACTCCAGCATAGTTACCTTGCTGGTAAACATGGACAGGTACGGCACCAGCACGTAGTTGTTGAAAATAATGGCCACCACGCAAAGCATGAGCAGCGGACGCCAGTTTCGCTGCAGCCAGGACTCCCCCTGCGCCTCTGATTTGACAATACCGGCCTGGGCGCGGACCAGGGTCTGGATCTCCTTATGATCCATGTCCATGGCCCTTTGCTTAATTTGGGCCTTCAAGGCATTGGCCTGGTCTTTGTCCTCGACAAACTGATCTACCACCTCCAGGCCCTTGTCCAATACCTTTCCGATCACCGGCAGCGCGCTTAGGAAACCGCTCATGTCTCACCTCGGTTTTGCTGCGAGTTAATGTATGGCCGCCAGGCGCCGCGCTGCAGATGCGGCCATTCCGCATCCAGCCCAGTCCGATAAGTATCCACGCCCGATGAACCGGCATAGCACAGCGCCCGGCAGGCCGGCTTACCCCTGTTTGAGCCGCACCCGGATCTCTTTTGTTTCCCCGGCGCTGACAGTATCCAAGGCGTGGCCGAAATGCAAGCCGTCGGTGTCGTCAGCATTTAATACCGTGCCGTCCACATAGACCTTGCCGCCCGCGGAAATGGCCGCATCTCCAGCATTGTCCGCGCCGATGACTTCCAGGCTGTATACGCCAATCAGATTGCACTGGGCATTGTCATTATTGTCTGCATCCCCGTTTAAAACCACTGCCAGATCCCCAATCATCTCCCAGGCCCCGGACTTGGCTCCGGAAGTAACTGGCAGCTTTATGCTGTTTCCGGGCTGCACGTAATTGATAGCCATGATCATATCCTCCGTTTTATAATTGGTTTTCAGATGCGGCGCCCGGATACGCTTGCTCGGGCGCCGGCATGCCTATTTGCTATTTCACTATACTCCGGGGTTTTTGTAAAAGCTCCGGTATTCCATGACCCCGGCGCCGAAATCATGGCGCACCTTGTAGCCGATGGCGTCACGCTCAAACAGCTCATTTTCATCGAGATAAGGCTGCTCGTTTCCGTCCAGATAGGCCACCTCTATGGTGTCCACCATGGCCGGATCAGCGATTAGATACCAGGCCTTGGCTGAGATTGCATCCAGCCTGGGCTCGGAAATCGGAGTCAGCCGGTTGGCCCATGGGTTGTACACGCCGGAGGACATCTCCGTGCTGGGCAGAGCAGTGGAGCGCAGCAGGACTTCGGCATCGGTCTCCTGATCCGTGGGAGTCAGCAGAAAAGCAGGCTGCAAATCAAGGTAAGATCCATTCAAACCTTTTTGTTTGCGCACGGCCGACCGGGCCGCAGATAGCCCGGCGGTCGTGACCGGGCCAATGGTCGTTGCCTCCAGATTTTCGTGGTCCGCATGGAACAGGGTTTTTCCTGTCTCATTCATGATGGGATTCTGCAAAAGCAGCTCGGTGTAGATGATGTCCGCTTCCATGCGCCGGGCCGCGGCCCCAAAAAGCTGCGGTATTCGCATGAAAGCCCGCAAGTCGTCGTTAATGATCATCTTACGGGTCAGGTACACGATCTTTCCGCGAGATTCCACCCGATAGGATTCCTGCTTATCCTTGAAAGCTCCGGATTTGTATTCCCCGTTTTCGTTCAGCAGCTCCAGGGTCGGGGCCTCGGACAGAGCAATGCCATACATGTCCTTGAAATCCGTGGCGGTCACCACGTTGACCCAGGGCCGCCAGGTTGCAGGGGCTTCTTGATAAGTGCGCAGCAGACGCTTTCCGGCCGCATCCATGAAAATGGAGGGAAAATCGCTTGTGGACAGCGAAGACCGCTGGGAAAGCAGCATGTCCGCGATCTGCCGCCGGGAATGTATGCCCTGGGTGGAAATCCCGGCACGCTCCAAACAAACCTTTCCAATGTCGGCAATGGACATGCCCCGAAACTCTTCATACCCCGCTGCCGGCTGTTGCTCCCGGGCCCCGCTGCGATGCGTAATGCCGGACACCACTGCGGCCCGGAACTTGTCTGCCTCGTGAGCGCCTTCATACAGTCGGCCCGGGCCCACCGGCGAATTTTGAGTTTTCATTTTTTCGAAAATCGCCGCCCGGGCCTGATCGATATTAATATCCTGACGGATCATGGCGTCTGCCTCGGAAGCGTCCAGGCCGGCCAGACGAACGGCCTCCTGGATGCCGTCAATGCGGTCGCGTTCCGCGCGCACGGCTTCCTGTGCCGCACGCCGGGCGGAAGCGTCCATGTCCTGCCGGGAATACTGGTTCTGTCCGCCGCCAGAAGGGCTCTGCGGGGCATTTTTCTGGGCGGCGACCGGGTTAGAAGAAGCGCCGATGGAAGGCGCCTGATTGACGGCTGCTTCGGCTTTGAGCTGATCCAGTTCACTTCGGGCGCTTACCTCCAGGTCCTGTCGGGCTTCAAACTCCATCAGGAACTGTCGGGCCTGCTCATCAGTGGCATCCACCGGCAGGCCCATGCGCACCAGAAACTTTCTTAATTTTTTGTTCATGGCCTTGTCCTCCTCTAGTTTGTGTTCGGTCCGTACCTTGGCCAAGGTGTCGGCTCCGATGGGTGTAAGAGAGGTCTCTTTTATCTCCCACTTGGTTGCAACCCGCACGGGTCCTTCATATGTGTCCCCGCCGATGGTTTTTTGCTCGCCTTTCCGGATCACTTCCTTTTCCAGCACCTTATATCCAACGGATACATCCGTAACATGCCCCTCCAATACCAGGCGGGCAGCATCCCGCGCGCGAGCCGTGGTGGCAAACCAGACCTGGGCCTCTACGGCCCTGTATCCGCTGACCTCTGTCATTTGAAAATCCCGGGCCGAGCCCAGCACGTCCGAGACCTCAAACCGGGAATGATCGTCTAAAAGAGGCACCTGACCGATATCGGGCGCCATCATGCCGGCCATGCATAGGACTTCATCAATAATGTCCATCTGATCAAAGTCAAAAACCTGTGTGGGCCGCTCTGTGGCTACAACAAAGCGCACGGTATCGTTTTGCGAATCATAGGTTTCCGGTCGAACCGCGCTGGTGGCTGTGCGCACGGCACTAACCCGGCTGGAGTCGCTGCGCAGGGATAGGGAGTTGAGGGGTAGGAAGTTGTATGTTTTCAAAATCCTGTATGTCATGATCCGTCCTCCGGGTTTTCCTGAATAATGTTGGCGTCTGCGAGTTGCTGCCGCTCCCGCTTGAGCTGTTCTACGAGCTCGTCAAAGTCGTGCCCGCGATCCGCTGCCAGCTTCCGGCGGGTATTAATGCCGAGTTTGATCTCGTTCTCTGCAGCCTTGGAATCCTTGAGCGGATCCACCCAGGGCCAGCCAGGGGCCTGCCAGGTAACCGGGATGTCTTCGGGCAGTGTATCAATGGAAAACAGCCGCATATAACGGCAAAACACCCGCCATATCGGCGTGTTGAATTTGCGGTTCAACAGGTCTTGTTGTTTCTGGTATCCCCTGCGTTCTTCGAGCGTAGCGGATCGGGCTGATGAATAGCTGGCATCTGTATAGTCATTGGAAAAAGACTCGTAGCTCATGCCTACGCCGGTGGACGCGCCCTTCAAAGTGGTCTTGGTAAAGGGCTCGTAGGTTTGGCCCGGGCGCTCATATTTTGCGGTGGTGATCTTCATTCCCGGTGGCAACACGTCGATACGGCCCGGGTCGATATAGTCGGAAATCTCATCAACGCCCGTATATCCGGAAGACTGAAACAGGGGATGATTTTCCGGCATCTGGTGCTCTGGATAGGGGGATTCCACAAAGATCCCGAAAGCCGAAGCCAGGCGCGCGGCCAGGCGCTCGTTTTGCTGATATTCGCCGAAATCCTTGATTTCCATGATTGCGGCCACCAGCCAGGGCACACCCCGAGATTGCGACACACGATCCGGGGCATATATATGAATCATGTTTTGCGCCGGTATGCGCCGGGAGCGGGATAGTGTAAACATGGTGTTTTCACCCGGATGCTCCGGAAATATATGATATGCCACTACTTTACCGGCACCATTGTATTCCACGCCCCGCTTGGCCTCTCTGCCGCTGCGCAGCCGGCCGTCAACAGAGGTGTCTAGATGATCGCATTCCAGCAGTTCGATACCCAAAGGAACGATGTCCAGGGCGTACAGATCCGGGTCATAAAAAAAGTGAGCAAGGATTTCTCCGTCTTGCCAGAGATGGCGCAGAATCAACTCCTGTTTTTCAAAAAAGTCAATGGCTTCGGCCCATCGCTTAAAATGAGCTTCTGCCTGGGCGTTTCGCTCCCGCTGCAGCTCCCCGGCGCCGTCTTTTAAGGCCGCCTGGGGCCGGATGCCGTTGAACACCACATTGTTGACAATCTTACGCAATGCGCCGGCAATGTGAGAATCGTTTCGGACCAGATCCCGAGAACGGGCTATAATCAGCTTGTGATCTCTTTTTAAGATCTCGTCGCCGGACTTGTTTGACGGCCGCCATGCGGCATTCGGCCCGCCTTTGCCGGCGGCTATATAATTTCGCAGCACGCTTCTGCGGCCGACATAGCGCATGGCCGTATTCGGAGCCACAGTGCCAACAACCGCCGCAACGACCCGGGTCAGCAGATCAGATTTAGTGCGGCTGTGACTATTCACGCCTGCCTCCAAATACGGCCAGGGCCGTATTGATGCGCCCGGCGTTGGCTTTCATGGCAATGCGAGATTCCAGCTCATTGATGCGTTTCTCAATAACCGACAGATCCGCGCGGTCAGCCCGGAAATCCCCGGCTCGGTATGATTGCGCGCCGGTTAGGATATTTTTCCGGGCATTCTTGTATAACGCCAGTTCGTCTTGTAATTCAATGATAGTAGCCATGGGTTCAAAATACAGAGGAGCTGACAATAAATCAATAAAACGGATACTAAATTAGTACAATACTACACGCCGTTTTGTGTCAACCTCTCTTTTGGCGGCCTGCTTTATCCCCCTTCCCCGAAGGAAGGGGTTTCAGAGATCAGGTGGGGGTAGTTGACCCAGGCTTTCCACTGATTTAATGGTTTTGCCGATCTGGTTGAGATAACATCTCGGGTTGTCGCACTTGTGATACCGTATCCGGGTGTAGCCGTCCCAAGGCCGGGTGGTATAAACCGACACTTTTTTTTTGCCGCAAAACGGACAGTACGCGCCGGTGGTCGGGTAATAGTCCACGCCGCATTCCGCGGCCTGGATAGCTGTAACCAGGTATTTCACCATGTCTTGTTCGCTCATCTTTGCCCCGCAAAAGGATTTTGACCGTTGATGTAAGGATTGAGGCCTTTTTTCTTCTTTTTTGCCGGAACACTGGATTTGGACTTGATCTGCGGAGCCAGGGTCTGCAAACTTGGCGACCACTGCCAGTGTGTCATGGCCAGATGCCCCACCGCACAATCTAACCAGTGATTATCGGCTCGAACCTTTTTCCAGACCTCCTTGCCCTTCTTAACCACCTTTCTTTCCGCCAAGATCTGCTTAAAATATTGGCGGGATATCTCTCCGTGGAACAAGATTGGCTCGGTGGACTCATCCGAAAGACGCCAAAACAATTCATCCTTAAATGCGCCTGTATCTATAAAATACAGTTTTAGCCCATATTTCATAGCCCGGCCGTCCGGAAACTTCTGCCGAGGCTTAAACTTGACGTGCACGCCCGGCTCTTTTCGGCTCTTTCCTTTTGTGCCAAACACCACACCAGGGGGTTGGCGCAACAGCCATTGATAAACCTGTTGGGTGCGGGTCATCTCCCATCTAAAGCCTTCGCCGCCACCGGTGTCCACGGCGGCGCGCCAGATGGAAACCATATCATCATCCGTACCGTCTCGCCGGAACCTGGATTTAAAAATCATTTCTTCCAGCTCTGCGAAATTTCCGACAATGCCGGCATCAATAACCCAGTCTTTGCGCGGATCCATTGCATGGGCCCAGATCGAGTAATAAAAATAGTCCTTTTGGGTATCCGCCGAAAATGTCAACGCAATGGCATCCTTCGGCACAACCTGCGGAGACAGGTCCGGCACAATCAAATTTTTGAGCTGCTCCTCAGTCTGCTCGGTTACCACGGTCTGGCCGGGCACGGCCTTGTGATTATTATCAAACCTTTGCAGAGCGGACGGGCCGGCGGCATGGGCACGGAAATAATCGGCCATGACCTTAGAAAGGGATACAAACGGCGAGTTCCAGCTTGGAATATGGAACCCAACAACAGACGGGCGGTTGTATTTTTTGGACGTAAAGCAGCCGCCGGCTGCGATCGCATTGTTTCTAACCTTATCGTTCCACTGCGAGCTGCACTGGATGCATTTATAATATCCCAGGCGCTCGCCAAGTATTTTTTTAGGGTTTCGCTCATCGTTTCGGACATGGATATTTTCCAGTTCCATTTTTTGAAGAGTGCCACACACCGGGCAGCGGGCATGCGGCTCTAGGATCACCTGAGACTCGGACTGCATATCCTGCCAAATCCGGGACTCCTCATCTATTCCCCGGGGTTTAGAAACCCGCAGAATCTTGGATGTATGCGCAAAAGCGATGGTACGTTCTTCCATGGACGTGATGCTGGCCGGCTTTTCGTAGGCGTCCTCCTCATCGATGAGTAAATACTGCAGAGAAACCGAGCTCATCCGGGACTCAGAACCGGCCCACAGCCCGTACACACGGGAGCCGTCTTTTAAACGGACCTCCTGTTTTTGCATGGCCAGGTAAGAGTCCAACAACAGCCGGCGCAAGGCCGGAGATGTCTTAAAATGAGGTATTAATTTTTCATCAAAAATTCGGTTGACAGCCGCCTCATCCGGCATGCCGACCCCTGCCGGGCCGGGCCGGCGGCACAGGGCTGCCGCTATGCAAGCATAAGCAATAGTGGTTTTTCCGGTCTGGGACGGGGCGCAGATAAAGAGCTTTCGCACATACGGCCGGTCAAACCACTCCATAATGTCGCTGGCATAAGGAATAACAGATGGTGTCCAAAACTTGCCTTTTAATGGTCCGGTCACAATCCGAAAGTTTTGCTGGGCCCAGGTATATGTTGGCGTTTGCTCGCGCCGCCGGAAAAAAGTGCGTTCCGCCCGGAAAAACACCGGATCCGGTTTTTGGGTATATGTCAATGATCCTGCTGTTTCCATTTTTCCACCGTTCTGGCCATTTCATCCGTGTACCATGCGCCGGTAGCATAAGCGTTTAGCCATTCTTCTTTTCGCTCCAGATAGTAAGAAATTAAATCCGGTACCCGAGCTTGCATCCACTGCAGAAGATCCCAGGCTTTGCCCGGATCACCGGCCACCAGGTCAATAATTTCATGGGCCCGCTGCTCGTCGCCCCCAAATAAGGCGGCCACATCATCTGAGTGCTCTTGGAAAAAATTGTCCAAGCTGTAAGAGAAAATCCGGTGCCGGGTGACAAGCTCCTGCTCCACGGTCTCGGTCTTGACCAGGCGGGCCTCTTCTTTGAGCCGAGTCATCCGGGCACGCCTGGCCTGCTCTTCTTTTAGTTCAGCGTCGGCCAGTTGCCGTCGCTCCTGGGCGCCGACAGCCTCTGCAGGCTCTTCCTCTCCCGAATCCTTCAACTGTTCAGGGCCGGGCCTGGGCGTTAAATGCGCTTTCGCATAAGCCTCCACGGTTCGTAGCGCAAACCCGCCGCCATGCTTTGATCTCAGTTTGCCGGTTTCCACATGATGATACAGAGTTCTCTGGCCAACAAGATACCGATCTTTTAGATAATGATAGACCTGCCGGGGATTTTTGAGTTCGGTGCTATTCTTCATGAAGTTTGCCAATTTGCCAAAATTTTTTTTATTTAAAACCTCACGTTTTTCGCGCTCGATAGTACCCGCAGAGAGCAATAATCAACAGAAGGACCCTTGACGGCCTTCCCGTCCTTTATGGCGGGGTAGTTGACAACTATTTGGTTCC